CCGATATTCCGCGGCGTACCTCATCCAGGCGCTGACGGCCTACGGTTACCAGGTGGACGATGTGTACCAGGGCGAGAACCTGACCCCCGTCATCAACGAGGTCGACGGGATGATCAGGGACGGAGCCTTCGAGTGCGGAGACAATGACCTCCTGAAGATCCACATGCTCAATTCAGCGCTGAAGCTGAACAACGAGACGAACCGGAAGAAGCTGGTGAAGATCTCGCAGACCAACAGAATCGACGGCATGGCGGCCTTCCTGGACGCGATGACCGTTAGACAAAAATGGTTCGCCGAGATCGGTGGCCAACTACAAAACGTGAGGAAATAGAAATGGGCTTTTTCGAGAAACTCCTCGGACGGTACCGGGTCAGCCGAGAGATCGATCGCTACTACGACATGATCACGACCTACCAGCCGCGCTTCAGAAGGTTCAACGGGAAACTCTACGAAGTGGACGCGGTGCGGTCTGCCATTGATGCCTTCGCGAGACACTGCTCGAAGCTGGACATCAAGATCGACGGAGCCGCGCAGCCGAAACTGCAGACCATCCTGAAGAAGCGCCCGAACGACATCTGCACCTGGTCGCAGTTTATGTACCGGACGGCGACCATTCTGGAGATGCAGAACACGGTCGTGATCATCCCGATCTTCAACCGGTCGCTGGAAATCGTGGGACTGTGGCCTGTGCTTCCGAGCCGGTGCCGGCTGCTCAAGGACGCGAAGGGTGATTACTGGGTCGAGTATGAGTTCTCGAACAGGGAGAAGGGCGCGGCAAGGCTCCGGGAGTGCGGACTGCTCACGAAGATGCAGTACGAGGACGACCTCTTCGGGAGTTCCAATATTGCCCTGGACGAGATCCTCGACCTTGCCGAGATCCAGCGCCAGGGAATCACCGAAGGCGTGAAGTCTTCCGCGACATTCAGGTTCATGGCAAGGGCCACGAACTGGAAAGACCCGGAGGATCTCGCCACCGAGCAGAAGAACTTCTCCGTCAGGAACATGGCCGTCGATAAATCCGGCTTCCTTCTGTTCCCGAACACCTACGATTCGATTCAGGCCATCCAGTCGAAGCCGTATCTCATTTCCGCGGAGGATCAGAACTACGTCAAGCAGACGGTCCATGAGTATTTTGGGGTGAATGATGACGTAATTCAGGGCAAGGCCTCCGGCCCGCAGCTGGATGCGTTCTTCGACGGGAAGATAGAACCGTTCGCTGTTCAGTTGGAGCAGGTGCTGACGAAGATGCTCTTCACGGACACCGAACAGTCTTACGGTGCGAAGGTGCATGTGACCGCGAACAAACTGCAGTACATGTCCACCGGCGACAAGATCAACTTCATCGCGACATTGTCAGACCGTGGGTTCATCACGATCAACGAAGGCCGCGAACTACTGAACTACACGCCGATCCCGGAAGGCGACCGCATCCCGATCCGCGGAGAATATGCCTTCGTCGGAGAAGGTTTGGCGTCGAAAGCGGAAGAATCGGAGGAAGTTACAGAACCGGCACCGGAAAAAACGGAGGGAGAAGACAATGGCAGTCAAGAGTGACCGCGAGTACAGGATGATCCAGCTGCCGGACATGCAGTTCCGGGCGGCGGAAGAAGAGAACTACATCGTCGAAGGCTACGCAACGACCTACGACGACCCCTACGTGCTCTATGAGTTCGAAGGGCAGCAGTACCGGGAGAGAATCGACCGCGACGCGCTTCTGGAAGCGGACATGCGGGATGTGATCTTCCTCTACAACCACGAGGGCATGGTGTTCGCTCGTCAGAGTAACGGAACGCTTCAGCTCTCGAGCAACGACAAAGGGCTCTATGTCCGGGCAGACCTCTCGTCGACGGAGGATTCGCGCCGGATGTATGAATCCATAAAGGCCGGTTTGGTCACGCAGATGTCGTGGGCCTTCACCGTCGCCGAAGAGGACTATGACGAGAAGAAAAAGACTCGGAATATCCGCAAGGTGAAGAAGGTGTACGACGTTTCCGCGGTGGCCATCCCCGCCAATCCCAACACCGACATCAGCGCGAGATCCTACTGGGACGGAGTGATCGAAGAGGAGCGCCGGAGAGAGCGCGAACGTGCGGAAAAGGTCGAGGAGATCAGGAAACTCCTGAAAGGAGCATCGGAATGAATCTTGAAGAGATGAATCTGGACGAGATCCAGACGCGCAAAGCCGAGATCATGACCCGGAGAGAGGCCATTGAGGCGGAGCTGGAGAGTTCTGACGCACTGGATGCTCTGAAGGAAGAGGCAGAAGCGCTCAACGCTGAAGAGCGGGCGCTGAACGAGCGCGAGACGGCCATCGAAAAAGCGGCCGAGGCCCGCGCAAAGGAGATCGCCGAAGTCATGCAGACCGGCGAAGAAGTAAAGAAACCAGAGGAGAGAAAAGTCATGTCCAATCTCGAAGTGAGAAAGAGCGTTGAATACGCCAACGCCTGGGCCAACTACATCAAGACCGGCGACGACAGTGAATGCCGCGCCCTGCTGACCGAGAACGTGACCGGTTCCGTTCCGGTATCCACCTACGCCGAAGACCGCGTCCGTACTGCGTGGCAGCGTGACGGCATCATGAGCCGCGTCCGCAAGACCTACCTGAAGGGCAACGTGAAGATCGGCTTCGAAGTCTCCGCGGGTGATGCCACCATCCACACCGAGGCTTCCAACAGCGCCGTCTCCGAAGAGAGCCTGGTGCTCGGCGTCGTGAACCTGGTCCCGCAGAGCATCAAGAAGTGGATCTCCATTTCGGACGAAGTGTACGACCTGAAGGGGACCGAGTTCCTGGACTACATCTACGACGAGCTGACCTACCGCATCGCCAAGAAGGCTGCGGATGCCCTGATCGCCGACATCGAAGCCTGCGGAACGACCTCCACCACCGGCGCTCCCGGCGTGGCGAAGATCACCTCCACCCAGGTGAACGTCGGCCTCTGCGCGCAGGCGCTGGCCCAGCTGTCCGGTGAGGCCGCGAACCCTGTCGTGATCATGAACAAGCAGACCTGGGGCGCTTTCAAGGCCGCCCAGGCCGCGAACGGCTACAACTATGACCCGTTCGAAGGAATGCCGGTTCTGTTCAACGACAGCATCACCGCGTTCTCCGCTGCCACGACCGGCGTGACCTACGCGATCGTCGGCGACCTTGGCCTTGGTGCCCAGGCGAACTTCCCGAACGGCGACGAGATCGAGATCAAGTTCGACGACAAGACCCTCATGGAAAAGGATCTGATCCGTATCCTGGGCCGCGAATATGTCGGACTCGGCGTCGTCGCTCCGTACGCGTTCTGCAAGATCGCGCATTAAGGTTTGACCCTAGGAGGGAATGCCATGAGCAAAGTCTTCATTGCGATTCCGTGCATGGACCAGCTTCCGGCACGGTTCGCGCAGTCTCTTTCGATGCTTAAACGCCACGAGGACACGGTCGTATCCTTTGAAATCGGTTCGCTGGTCTACTTCTCCCGGAACAACCTGGCGAAGGCAGCCATCAAACACGAAGCCGACTGGGTCCTGTGGCTCGACTCGGACATGACATTCCCTCCCGATTTCCTCGTGAGGATGATCCGCATCTGCGAAGACAAGGGCCTCGACTTTCTGTCGGGGCTCTATTTCCGCAGAAACCCGCCCTATGCGACGGTTTTGTATGACCGTCTCGAAGCGACCGACCACGGAGCCTCGTTCACCACGTTCGAGTTCGTGCCGGATGAGCTCTTCGAGATCGGCGGGTGCGGTTTCGGCGGCGTGCTGATGCGGACGGAAGTCCTGATGGACGTCATGGGGAAATTCCACAGGATCTTCGACCCGATCGACGGCATGGGTGAAGATCTGTCGTTCTGCTGGAGAGCACGGCAGTGTGGCTACCACCTGTGGTGCGATCCGACTCTTGAGATGGGGCATGTCGGCTATGCCGAGATAACCCGGGGATACTTTGAAGCCTACAGAAGGGGGAATGATGATGCTGGCACGAGTAAAGCTGGCGATGAGGATCTCGACGAACGTGTTTGACGCCGAGCTCCTCGACCTGATCGCCGCGGGGATGGCTGACCTCCGGCATTGTGGAGTGCAGTTCGACTCCTCGGAAGTGAAGACCCAGGGCGTTGTGACCAACTACACGGTCGACGACCCGCTGGCCTCCACCGCGATCGTGACGTACTGCCGGATGATGTTCGGATCTCCCTCCGATTTTGACAGGCTGAAAGCGGCCTACGAGATGCAGAAGGGACAGATGCGCGAATCCACGGCCTACGGAATGGAGGCTCTGTAATGTATACCGCGATCAACCTCCTTAAGAAGGCGCAGTCGCTCGACGCATACGGAGATCTCACCGAAACCTACACCAAGAGACAGGTGTACGCGGAAGACATGTCCGTGAGCATGACGGAAGTCTATCAGGCGATGGCCGTCGGCTACAAGCCGGAGGTCAAATTCCGCCTGGAGAACTTCTGCGACTACCAGGGTGAGGAACTGGTCGAGTATTGTCCGTTCAACTCGCAGGATACATACATTCTGCGGGTGCTTCGGACGTTCCGGGTCGGTGATCAGCTGGAAATAGTCTGCTACGCGGCGAACGACCATCCGAAGGTGGTGGAGCAGAATGGCGGCACCTAAACCGCAGGTGAAGGTCAGCTACAAGAAGGGCAAGACGGAAGTCACCTACGAGAGCAACCTCGACGCGACGGAATACTACCTGTTCGAACTGACAAGGTCAGCGCTCCGGGACGTCGGGAAATTCGTCTGCAAGAAGTTCCTGGAAGCCTACTACAACCACTTCGAGAAGCACAGAGGCCGAGGCGGCCGCGGAACGAAGTACAAGGTCTGGTCATCGGCCTCGACCAAGTACCCGCGGGTGCAGATCGGTCTTGCGAACATGAATGGGTTTTACGGCATGTTCCAGGAGTTCGGCACTTCGGACGGAAAAGTCCCGAGGCTGGGGCTCCTGACGAAGTCCGTGCAGGACAACGTGCCGGAGATCGTGAAGATCGAATCGCAGTACCTTTCCGGGCTCTCCGGAGAGGCTGCGAGACTGAACTCCCAGATCAGTGAGACAGAGTACGAAGGGGAAGCAGAATGACCAATGAATTGCGAAAAATCATCATGAACAGACTGTCGACCCTTTCTTCGTCCTACGGGATCACGGAGATCGGCTACAGGCAGGTGCAGGATGACACCATGTTCCCGCACATCGTGGTGGACTTCACTTCGATGACCCCAACGGACATGGGCAGGGTGGACTTCCTGATGGACATTCACATCTGGGCGAAAGACAACCTGGTCGCGTTCAACATCATGGACGAGATCCGGAAGAAGTTCGCCTTCTGGAATGCCCCGGACAACTTCACCGGGCAGACTATTTACCCGACCTTCTATGAAATGAGCGGCGGACAGATCGAAGATCCTGACAAAACACTCATTCATCTGGTCCTGCGGGCGCAGGGCCAGGTCTACAAAACAACTGCAACAGATTCCACGATAATCTGGCAGTAACGGAGGAGATTCATGGCAATCATCATCAAAGGCACCGGCATTGTATCGAGTGCCGATTTCAAGAACGTCGTGTGGACTGGCAAGACCCACGGCGGCAAGGCTGTGACGATCACTCTGTCGAACGCGATCAACAAGGGCAACATCGACCTGTCTATGGTCGAGAAGGATGACACCGTGGCGCAGCTGGTCTTCACGGCTGCCTACGCCAACACGGACGCGATGGTCGCCACGACCGGCGACTACGAAGAGCCGTGGGCCATCTCCTACGCGGGAACGAGCGGCGATACCGCCGCCGGTACGATTCTGCTCGGAGCCGGTGTGGTCTCGATCGGAGGCGTGGACGTTGCCCTGACCAGAGGCGGTTCTTCGTTCTCTGTTGCGCGTGAGTTCAGAAACATCAACGCAGACGGCGACCGCGGGACGGTCAAAGGCCGTGTGGTCATGGACGCGTCCGAGGCGACTCTGACGCTGAACGCACTGACCTTCCTGACCAACATGCCGAACGCATACGCGGCAATCGCGACCGCGTCTTCGTAACCTGAAGGGGTCAGCTTCAAAACTGGCCCCCTCTTTTTCTAGGAGGAGCAAATGAGAAACCTTAACGGGCACGACGTCTTCGCAGCGCTCAAGGTGCTGAACAAGATTGGCGTGAAGGATGAACTTATCAACCTGGCCACCTTCAAGGAGAAGGACTCCGAGAAGGTCGGTGCAAAACTGGTCTTCGGTGTGCTGGCAAACGCGGGAACGGAAGAGGCCGAGAAGGCCTTTTTTGATTTCCTCTCGGGACCTCTTGAAAAAGACGAGCTGGAGAAGATGGACCTGCTCGACCTGTGCGACCTGATCGACGAATACGTCAAGACGGTCGATAAGGATAGGTGGACGCATTTTTTTCACTCGTTGCTGGGAGCACTGAAGACGAAATAATCGACGCGTTCGCTACGAACTACGGCTGGACACCCAAGGATCTCGAAGACCTCGACGTGCTGCTGATCTTCAAACTGCTGAAGCGCATCAGGGAAGCGGAGAGCACCGAGATCCTTCGGAGGATGTGGATTGCGTATTTGCCGCTGATGGCAACCGGCGTCATCCGCCAGGTCAGCTTCGACGAGTACAAGGCCAAGAGCATGGCCGGGAAGGTCGACTACAGGTCGAACGCGGAGATCCTCGCGGAGGTCGAGCAAGTTCGTAAGGAATTGAGGGGTGAATAGATGGATCTGTTCAAGCTGGTCGGCTCGGTCTTCGTAGACACGCAGGGCGCGAACGACTCACTTTCGAAAACTGATAAAAAGGCCCAGGAGACCAGCGTCACCTTCAAGGACGTTGCCGGAAAGGCGGCGGCCATCGGGACTGCGGTGGTCGGAGCTGCGACGGCGGCCGTCGGCGGGATGATCTCGATGGCCAAGAAATCCGCCTCGACTGCCGATGTCATCGACAAAGCCTCGAAGCGGATGAAGATCTCGACGGACTCCTATCAGGAGCTCGCGCACGCGGCTTCCCTGTCGGGTGTGGAGATGTCGATGCTCGAGAAGGCGGCGAAGTCCCTGGAAGGCACCGGCCTCAACCTGGAAGACGCTCTGTCGCAGATCTACGAGCTCGGGAGCGCCGAGGAACGCGCATCAATGGCCGCGCAGCTGTTCGGTGAGAACGTTGCGTACAACCTGACGCCGATGCTGATGGCCTCCGGGCCGGAGTTCGAGGCGATGCGGGAGCAGGCGCACGAACTCGGTCTGGTCATGGACGAGACCTCCGTGACGGCCGGCGCGACGCTCAACGACTCGATCACGAACGTGACGGAATCCCTGAAAATGATGGCCACGAACCTGGGTGCGTCTTTGATGCCCCTCGTTCAGCAGGTCATGGACTTCATCATTGAGAACTTGCCTCTTATCCAGGGCATGTTCGACATGCTGGTGCCCATTCTTCAGGAACTGTTCTCGGAACTGATGCCGCCGCTCATGAATCTCGCACGCCAGCTTCTGCCGGTGATCATGCAGCTGATCCAGACGCTCCTTCCTCCGCTGACGCAGATCATCAAGGCCCTCCTGCCCATCATCGTGCAGTTCATGGAAGCCTTCATGCCGATCTTCGTTCAGCTGGCGGAGACGGTGCTTCCCATCGTTCTGGAACTGATCACCGCGCTGATGCCGGTCATCCAGCTGATCGCGAACCTGCTCACGAACGTCCTCGGCGGCGCGATCAAGTTCCTGATGCCCATCATCCAGACGCTCGGGACCGTCTTCGCGAAGATCTTCAACGGCATCGCTTCGGTGGCCAAGAGTGTCCTCAACGGTGTCATCGGCTTCATCAACATCCTCATCGATGGTCTCAACATCTTCCTCGCGCCTCTGCGTGCGGTCATCGCGGGCGTGGCGTCCCTAATCGGGAAGCCGGTCAGCTTCGCGGACATCAAGATCCCGAACATCCCGCAGCTGGCCAAAGGCGGACAGCTTGACGGAGGCATGGCCATCGTCGGCGAAGACGGCCCGGAGCTCCTGACCGCGGGGAACGGCTCGACAACGGTGACGCCTCTCAATGACAACAATAATGCGTTTGTGGCCGTCGAGAAAAAGCTGGATATTCTGATCTCGCTGCTGAAGAACGGCTTCGCGGTGAATATCGACTCGACCAGGCTGGTCGGTGCGATTGCTCCGGCTATGAACAACCAGCTCGGGCAGATGTCAGAGGTTGAACGGAGGGCCTTCGCATGATCTCGACGGAAGTCTTTTTCGGAACCATCAGTTCCATCACGGACCTGAATCTCCATTTCACGCATGCCTCCATCGGCGCGCCGGAGACCCACACCGAGTACGTGGAGGTCCCCGGCCGTTCGCCGGTGGATCTCTCCGAGCTCGTTGTCGGGCATCCCTATTACAACCTCCGGGAACTGGTACTGGAGTTCGAATACCTGGGTGCGGCGTGGGCCTCGGAGCGCCAGACGGTCTACGGCAAACTCCACGGCAAGAAGATGAATATCCGGCTCCTGACAGCCCCCCAGTGGTACTACGTTGGCCGGTGCGCGGTGGAAAGCGAAGTGAACGGCTCTACGCTGCACTTCACCGTGACGGTGACCGCGGAGCCGTTCAAGCGCCTCTACAACGAGACAGCCGTGACGTTTTCCACGGCCGGCACCATCACGAACCCGACGCTTTTCGACTCCCTGCCTCTCATCAGGGTGAACGGAAGCGGAGCCGGAACGGTGACGGTCGGCAACCAAACGATCACGCTTGCGGACATCGACGGCTATGTGGACATCGATTCCGAACTCATGGACTGCTACAAGGGCCTCGTGAACTGCAACGCGGACGTCACGCTGACGGAGTTCCCGAAACTTGATCCGGGGAACACCGGGATCTCGTTCACCGGCGGAGTGACCTCTGTGGTGATCACAGGAAGGTGGCGGACGCTATGATTCCGATTCTGTACGATTCGGTCGACGACGTCGGGACTCTGGGCGTCGGCGCGATGGGTGACGCGACCTCCTGCACGGTAACGGAAGCGCGGAACGGGAAGTATGAACTGCGGATGGTCTACCCGGTGAGCGGGGTGCGGTTCAAGGATCTCGCGGTCGGGCAGATAATCATGGCCACGCCTTCGAAGGGCCGCCAGCCGGACTACTTCAGGATCTATGCCGTCACGAAGCCGATTTCGGGGCTTGTTGAGATCGCTGCGGAGCATA